TGTATTCTTTGATGATTACAACGGAGAGCCGCTTGTGATGTATAAAAATCAGATGTATTCCGTGTACCGCACTTATTTAAGGCGCACTGATAAGCTTGAGCTCTATTGTGAGCGCAAGGGCGGCTCCAATGGTGTTGTAGCTCCTGATATTCCAAAGTGAGGTTATTATGGCAGTCGTTAACAGTTCACGATTTAAACTCAAAGAGGGCATAGAGGGCGCTATTTCCAAGTGGCTTGAGGAGTACAATGATGAGGTTGTTGAGGTCATGGAAGAGACAGTAGATTCAATCGCTAAGGATTCCGTGAAAAAACTCAAAGCTGAGTCACCGAAAGGAACTTCTGGAAAGTATGCCAAGGGCTGGACCTACGAAAAAGACAAGGCTCGCTTGCGCGTGGGTGCTACTATTTACGGAAAAAAAGGCACTTACAACCTAGCGCACTTGTTGGAGTTCGGTCACGCTATTGTGGGCGGTGGACGCTCCAAGGACAGAACTAAGGCCATAGCTCACATTGAGCCGGTGGAACAGTGGGCGATTGAGGAATTTCAGAAGCGCCTAGCCAATAGATTAGGAGGTTGACACCATGACACGCCAAGAAGTAGCCCAGATGATTAATGAGATGGGCTTACCATACGCTTATTATCAGTTCCCTCATGGAACAGAGCAAGCGCCGCCTTTTGTGTGCTTTTTTTATTCCCAGAGTGATGATGTATACGCGGATGATACCAATTACAGAAAGATTGCGCAGCTCAATATTGAGCTATACACGAGAGAAAAGGATTTTGACAAGGAAAGCACCCTTGAAGGGATCCTGAATGAAAACGGCCTAACGTACCACAAGTATGAGACTTACATAGACTCAGAACGCATGTGGCAGGTGGCCTATGAAACACAAGTATTTATTGATGAGCCTAACAATTAAGGCTCTTTTTTTATGGAGGTAAAAGATAATGGCTAATCGTGTTAAGTACGGATTAAAAAGTGTTTACTATGCTACATGCACAGTAGACGCAACAACCAATGTAGCAACCTACGGCACTCCCAAGCCTTGGCCCGGAGCCGTAAGCCTTTCCCTTGATGCTGAGGGCGGCACAACTAAGTTCAGAGCTGACAACATTGATTATTGGGTTGGACAGTCCAATAACGGCTACTCAGGAGACTTTGAGAGCGCTTTAATTCCTGATGATTTCCGTGAGGATATCCTTGGTGACGTATCACCTACAGGCCATGACGGAGTGCTTATCGAGGATGCTGGAGCCCTTACTAAGTACTTTGCGCTGTTATTCCAGTTCGAGGGCGACGAGAGCGCCACAAGACACGTAATGTATAAGTGTTCAGCAACTAGGCCCAGCGTATCCGGTCAGACTACTGATGAGGAGATTGAGCCCCAGACTGAAACACTTACACTTACCGCTACAGCTATTCACAACGCAACTCTTGATAAGGACATTGTGAAAGCACGCTGCGCGTCAGGTGATTCCGCTTATAGTTCATGGTTCAGTGCTGTTTGGCAGCCTACTGGATCATCAACCACAACCTGATAGGAGGTTTAAAAATGTATAGAGAGATTACTATTGGAAAAGAGAGCGTTCCAATGAAAGCAACCGCCGCAACGGCCTTGAGATATAGGCACGTATTCGGTGAAGATTTAATGACAGAATTTCAGAGAGTTGGCAATGACGGGGGCCTTGGAATGAATGCGCTTCAGCAGCTTTCCTACATTATGGCTTGCGCCGCAGATCCTGAAAAGGATATGAACCGACTCAATGAAATGACATATATGGATTGGCTGGAACATTTTGAGCCGCTTGACTTTGCAGACGCAGCGGAGGATATAATTGACCTCTACCTTGGCAACACTAAGGGACTGAGCGAAGTCAAAAAAAAAGCAGGAGACGCAGTGAAAGAGAACTGAACACTGCTCTCTATACATTAAGATGTGTTCAAGTTGGCTTATCTATTGCTGACTTGGACACTCTTGACTATGGATTCGTAATGGATATTATAGCGGAATCCAGTAATGACGACTACAAGTATCGGGAAGTGGCAACACAAGCCGATTTTGATAAATTTTAAGGAGTTTGACAATGGCTTCAGGAAGAATTAAAGGCTTAACTATTGAAATTAACGGAGATTCTACCAAGTTAACAAAAGCATTGAGCCAGGTTGATAAGGCGCTAAAAACGACTTCCAACAATCTGAAGGACGTTGATAAGCTCCTTAAACTTGACCCAGGTAACACCGAGCTTCTGAGACAGAAGCAGAAGTTACTTGGTGACGCGGTCTCACAGACAAAGGACCGACTTAAGCAGTTAAATGACGCACAGTCACAAGTTGCTAAAGGTTCCGCAGAGTGGGACGCTTTGCAGCGTGAGATTATCGAAACTGAGCAGAACTTAGACAAGCTAAAAAAGGATTGCATTGAGTTTGGAAGCGTGGCAGCTCAAAAAGCTCAGGTTGTTGGGCAGAAGTTCCAAGAAGCCGGAGCCAAGATTGAGAAAGCCGGACAGGCTATGTCAAAAATTAGCGGTGCGGCTGCTGCTGCCCTTGGTGCAATCGCTAAACTAGGCTATGACGCGGTAAAATCCGCGGATGATTTGAACACCCTTTCAAAGCAAACAGGGGTATCTACAGACGAGCTTCAGAAGTGGAGCTATGCTTCTGATTTGGTGGACGTTTCCACGGAGACAATCACCGGATCAATGAAGAAAATGAAAAAGAATCTTGAAAGCAACGCCAAGGCATTTGAGGAGTTAGGCGTTAAGACTACCGATAGCAATGGGCAGCTCAGAGATTCTACTTCTATTTTCTACGACACAATCGCCGCACTTTCCAAGATAGACAATGAAACTGAGCGTGACATTGCGTCTATGGAAATATTCGGAAAATCGGCGGATGATTTAGCCGGGGTCATTGATGATGGTGGAGAAGCCCTGAAGAAGTACGGTGAGGAAGCCGAGCAAATGGGGCTTATCATTGGCGGTGACACGCTTAACAAGCTGAATGAGACTAATGACACCATAGACAAGTTGAAAGCTCAGATGGCTGGAAGCTTTGCGGCAGCCGGAGCGACTATTGCGCAGACTTTTGCCCCGGCGGTTGAAAAGGCGGCTGCGGTAGTTGAGAAGGTAGCTGAAAAGATTAGAAACCTTACACCGGAACAGGCTGAACTAATAGTTAAAATTCTTGCGGTTGTTGCTGCTATAGCTCCAGTATTGATTATTATTGGGAAGCTCATTACTGGAATAGGTGCGGTTATTGAAGCTGCTGGAGTGATATCTGGATTCCTTGGACCTATAGTTGCACAAGTTGGCGGCCTTAGTGGTGTCCTTGCTGCGCTGACTGGACCAATCGGCATTGTAATTGCAGCAATTACCGCGCTTGTTGGCGCTTTCGTGTATTTCTACAACACTAATGAGGAGTTCAGAAACAAGGTCAACGAGGTATTCGCGCAGGCTAAAGAGATAATACTTCAGTTCGTGGAACAGGCTCAGGCATGGTTCCAGCAGTTCGTGGAATTTTGCAGGCCCATATTTGACTCATTGGGGCAGGTATTCAGCGCAATGGGTGAAGCCTTTGGAGCCATTATCTCATTGATCGTGGAGCGGTTGGCTGCCATGGCTGCGGCCATTCAGCAATTCATAAGCACGCACCAGACGGAAATTCAGGCATTTATAACAGCCATTCAGACTATAATTTCCACCAAGATTGAGATTATCCGCACCATTATCACCACAGTGCTCAATGTTATTACTAGCCTTGTAAAGGCATTTACAGCCATTTTAAGGGGCGATTGGGACGCGGCATGGAAGCATCTACAGAACGCAACCACAACCGCCAAGAATGGCATTGTAAACATCATTAAGAGCCTTGTGGACATGATTACTTCACTCTTCGGAGACTTGATTGATAAGTTCCGAAATTGGGGCCGTGATATGATTGATGGCCTTGTTGAGGGAATCAAGGAAAAAATTTCAGCCGTGAAGGAAGCCATTGAGGGTGTAGCTGGTGCGATTGCTGAAAGAATACATTTCTCCGTTCCTGACGTTGGTCCCTTGGCGGATGCAGATTCTTATGCTCCAGACATGATGAAGCTATTCGCGGAAGGTATCAAGGACAACGCGCACCTTATCACAGATGCCATTGGAAGCAGCTTTGACCTTAGACCATATATCAATAATATGACTAGGGGAATCAACTCACTGAACACAATCGGCTCCAACTTAGCAGCTAATCAGAATCAGCAACAGCCGGTAGTGGTTCAGGTAAACCTTCAGGGAGATGCACAGAGACTCTTCAATGTGCTGAGTCAGGAAGCACACAAAGACTGGCAGATAACAGGTAAATCACGTTTAATGGGGTACTAATTATGGCTGATGTATTGTTTAAATTAGGAACTTATGATTTTTCCAAGAACATCATAAAAGATACTTACGAAGTAGTGAAGGAGCCGTCTTATGAGTCATGGCAGGACGGCAACTTTCACGAACACAGAGTCTATGTTAGGGACAGAATCAAGGGAAGCTTTGATTTGATATTTTTCGGCTCCACAAATTCTCCCTACACAAGTTTCTTGCAGAAGTTCAACACTTACACTTCCAACAGATTGACAACTTGCACAGTATTTTTACCGAGCACGTGTACCACGC